AGGAGCATCAAATTCGAATTTAGTAGGTTTGGCACGAACTTGTTCAATAGTAGTTGTAGTATTTAAACTTTGAATACCACCTTGAGTATCAATATCGTCAGGTGTCAAAGTCTTTACTGCACCCGGAACAATTGCATCCTGTGATGGAACACCACTTTCAACGGGTCTAAGTTGTAATGTAATAGGAGTATTATCATTTTGATCATTCTCGCCAGCTGAGTTCTTTGAATTTGGAGTTGTGGCAAAGAATACTTCAATACTAGTAACAAACCCACCGTCAGTATTTTGAATTTGGAAAGACTGTGCGATTGGTTCATTAGGGGTAAAGAATGTTCGAGTGCTTTCACGTGTAGAACTAAATGCCAAATTAACTACGGATGCTTCTATACCCAAAGCTGTGTAATTTGCAAATGCAATAGAAGATGGAGCAGCTTCACTATAAGTTGCTGTTGTTTGATCTAGATCATGGATTGTAACTTTTCTATCACCAACATCAAATCGTAATGTATCGTTATTAGGGATAAAGAAAGACCCTTCAATAACACCAACATTATTAGTTACAAGTGTAGACTTAGTTTCTGGATGAGCAGTTACTTCAAAATATTGACCGTTAGTAAAGTCATCTAGGTTACTACTATCAGTAAATCTCTGGAACCCACTTGCTTCTTCTCTTACAAAATCTTTGATCGGTGTTCTATCAAAGTATAAGAAGTGTTCTCTTTCAGGAGCAAGACCTTCTGCTCTAAAGAATACTTTTCTAGAACGAACAAATGGAAGAAGCGAAAGACCAACTACTATTGAACCAAAAATACCTGCAACTGTTGTAGTGGTTCTAGTAGTTATGTCCCGGCCGGGTGTGATTTCCCCAAGGATCCTGCGGCCGGCGAGAAAGCCTAACCTTTCACTAGATATTTGAGTGGTAGAACTAGTTCTATTACTTCTATTGAAATCAGTAATAATATCACCAACACCAATATCAAGACTTTGCGCACCTAAATCTTCAGCACTAACGAATTCACTAGGTCTAATGAGGTTTTGTACTAATCTCCGTCTAGCTTCTTCACTGGTTCTTAACTGTCTAGCTTGACCAGTAGCATCTCTGGTGCCTACTACTCTTGCTTCTCTCCACTCATCTCTTTCAGGAGAAATAGTAAGAGTGCCGTTGTAAAGAATAACATCAAATGGGTTTACATTCTCAGTTTCAGTTGCTAGATCTTGATTAATCTCATTCACTTCTGTATAATCAAGGAAGACCAAATCACCTTTTTGGATTACACCAGAATCAGTTGTATGTGAACTATTATGTCTCATCCGCACATTATTTTGCACGCCAAATGGTGTAATAGTATTTTCATCAAGGTCTAATCCAGCAGAATATTGGTCAGAGAAAATATCAGAGAATACTAAATCTTTGAAGTTATCTACAAAGAAACCGTTCTTAAATCTATTATTACCATTAGCATCTAACACCTCAAGTGTAGATGTTTCAAGTTCTAATAGATTAAGTGTAACAGCTTCTTCTAAGTTATCAATTCTGCTGACAATGCCACCAATATCTCTCATAGTATATCTACGATTATTGACAGTAGTAGCAGTCAAGTCAGATACATTATCAGTATATGGATTAAGAGTAAAGTTTGCTAGTTCCATAGCATTAGGTGAAATCTCAGGTTTTACTGGATTTGCACTTGGTTTACCTTCAATATAAATCAACCCACTTTCAGGTGATGCAACTAATACATCTTTTCTGGACTGATAATACTCAATATCAGCAGTAATAATATCAGTATTAGATGGAAGTTCATGCACATATGCCTCACCACCACTAAAAGTGCCATCAGTGTGCTTTTTGCTTCTAAAGTCTAATACATTTCTAAGTTCAACTTCAGTTCCATTACGCATTCTGTGTCTTGGAATATTTTCATAATCAACCTGTCCTGCATAGGAGTTTACAGAAAAGAAGTTTCCTGTTGTACCATGCTCAAAATGCTTGTAGTATGCTTTTGTGGAAGTTGGGATAGACTGCCCACTTCTTAAGATAATTCTACCTCTGTCATAGAAGTTGTCTCTTTGACCATTATCTGTAATAAATCTATTAGAAATACTATTGCCAGCTGCATCACCAATAGAGTCAAAACTATAAATGTCATAGTCCTGTAAGGTAAAGAATCTAAGTCCAGAACCATCACTTTCAACATCACTAGTATTGTTGAAAGTTTGAGTAAGTTGGGCAGATAAAGTTTTATCTCTTTGTCCTGAACCTGTCAAACCTACTGAGACATATCCCAAAATTTGATATTGATCAGCGCCATTTAAATTACTATATTTAACTACTGAACCAGTTGGAGTTCCTTCCAATGTTGGAGTTTCGTCTACGACCACACCATCACTTACTTTTGCAATAATCCAACCTGTGACATTTGCGCCAAAGTCATTAGAACCTAATTCTCCACCAGTTCTACTAATAGTCAGTTCTCCAGCAGTAGCAGATTTTGTAAAACTTCTTTGAACAGTGAGACTATTTACATCTACACCATCCTCTATCTTGGGTCTATTGCGAGGTAATTGGAAGAATACGTTATTATTATTTGCTTCTTTGATTACAGCATTATTGTTTTCTAATACTAGATTAGCATAGTTATCAGAGTCTGCTGCAATACTAATTGTATTTCTAAAGTTATTAGAACCAGTCATTTGAACATCAAAAATATGGTATCTATAGTTAGAACCATCTTCAACAACATTTCTAATTCTAGCTGTTCCTAAAATCTTAGAGTCATGGATAGCTTCTCCAGAATCACTATAAAGATTCCACCGTTCAAGTGAACTAACATCAGGCAAACCTTTAATATCGTTTGATACAATATAATGCCCGTAGTTAGCAGCAATATTTTCATTTTGTAATGAACCAGTAGTCGTCTGTGACCTATTCACATCAATAAGTGTGTTATCGGGTCTAGTAACTCTATAACCATTAACATATGCAGTTCCAGCAGAAACATCTAATGTAAATTCATCAGCATCTTTAGGTTTAAATTTAGATGAAAACCCACCTACTACATAGTTACCAGACTCTTCAAATGTTCTGGTGGCTAACTCTTTACCAATAACACTGTAGGTATTCTCGTCAATTTCTCTTTGTAGTCTACCACTAATCAATCTATTGGTAATGATAAAGTTAGTATCTGAGTCTACAATACTTTCACTCTCAGCTGCTAAGGTAAGTGTAATTCTATACCTGTCAGCACCCGGTGCAGTTTCATTAGGAAGATCATTTTGGTTGTCATAAAGAGCATTGGTGTCATCTACAGTAACAATGTCTTCTGTAATAACAAAACCAATGTTAGTTGTAGGTCCATTAGAGTATTTGGAAATAATTTTGCTTTGTGCTTGTGTCTGGACAAACATTCCACGGATAAAGTAGGCGCCATCATTAACAGCGATTTTAGAACCTTTACCAGTTACAGGAGTATTTCCAGATACAAACACTTCAACTGAAACAGATATTGTTCCTCCACTACCACTTTGATTACCATTTGTTAATGCTTCCCCGCTTGAAAAGGCAAGGGCATTCGCACCCCCACTAGCATTACCCTGATCAATATAATCGACATATACAGTTGCAGGGTCACTACCTGTTGCTGCAATAAAGTCAATTACTCTTGCTCTAATGTTAGTCCCAGATTCAGATTCAGTTAAGATATCACCAGCATAAAGTGTTGGAGTTCCTTGAAGTCTTACATATTGAATTTCATTATCTACTTGTAAACCACCGGGAATTACAACAGAACCTTCTTTGAAGACATTTCTACCAAAGCGTTCCATCTGCTTTTGAATGATGGTCTGCATTTGAGTAAGTTCTCTTGCCTGAAGAGCCTTACCAGAATTAAATAGAATTCGCTGGTAATTATCACCTTCACTAAAATCATCCTTATAAGTGGACGAAAAAGTATTTTCATTTTTTGTAATTGGCATTTTCTATTTAACCTTTATTAAAACTGAATAGTAATTTTAATGTCTTCTGTTCCTGCTGTAGTTCTTTCAACAGCAGCTCTACTCTCTACATATAACAAATCTCCAGAGTAAGGATTTACTTCACCATCAGAGTCGGAAAGAATTGTCCCTTTGTTAGTAGGGGTTACTGCGTCTATTAAAAGATCACCTCCGACAGTAAACGGCTTAAATCCTGTATTCTCATTTTGGTGATATAAGATTGTAGCAGCAGAACTTGAACCAGTAACTTTATCAACAAATGCTCTGGACTTAGGGTCAGAAGTCCCTTGGGAAATAGGATTATCTACTGGAATACTACTAAGACCAACCGCAGATGGGTTTCCAACACTCAGAATTCTTAAAGCACTACCTGTAGTTGCTGTAAAATCAGAATCAGCAGCAGACCTACTTGTAGGAATTTTAGGATTTCTAATAATACCTACTTGTCTAAAGTCTGCCCCTGTGCCTGTCAAGAAGTCACCTGAACCAGCACCACCTACAAGTTTAGAGTTGAACATAATAGATGTTGATTTTAAATCATCTCTAGGGTCTGCTCCAATACCATACTCAGAAATAACAGGTTCAACTGAAAGTCCAGTTCCATTACCACCAGAGAATGAAATACTTGCATGGTCATACTCAGCACCAAATGGGAATCCATTAGCAGAATCATCTACATTTACTGCTACTACTGCTCCACCTGATACGAGAGCAACTGCTCTTGCATTACTACCATTACCACTTACTGTAATAGTAGGAGCTGCTGTAAATCCTGTGCCACCACTAGTAACACGATAACCTACAATCTGTCCAACACTTGCAGCATCCTGAACATTTTTCTGTGACTGTTGGATGTTACTCAGTCCAGTAGTTGCTATAATCTTCTCTACAGGAATAAAGTTAGATGTGGAAAATGCAGTAAGTCTAGTAGCAGATTGTGTGAACAAGAACTTCCAAACATATCCATCAGTAGTCGTTACTGGTGATGTAGTAGTTCCTGTTGTATCAGGGTTTACAGTAGAAGCATGAACAGCATTCAAGTTATTTCTACCCTGTCTCAAACAAATGTAAACACGGTTAGATTCAGTAATTACATAGTATTGTCCATTTTGAGTAGAAGTTTGATTATCATTATATGCCTGATAGATTGTGCCAGAAGCCCAATTATATCTTTTAGCAACATAACTTACTGATGCAATTTTTTGAATTGACTGTAGATTGTTTCTAAATTCTCTTCTAGTAGTTCCAATGTCAGTAATGGTAGTTGGAACTGTATCAGTTTCATTCCATGCATCAGACTTACCAATACCCAAGTAGTAGTTATTAGAATCAGCCTGTAAGTCTTCTATTAGTTTTTCTACTAGGATTTGTTTAGTGTCTGTAGTTACTATTGCTACCATTTTTTATCTCTTCTTATGTAATTACTACGTCGGTGTCTGCGGAGTCTTTATAACCAATCAGATACCATTTAGAACCTTCCCAAATTGCCTGAGAAGAACCATATTGACTTAGTGCGAAGTTTGTGCCATTTGCAAATTTTCCGACAGATGGAGTCACTGTTGCTACACCCGCATTCTTATTCAAAAAGATTTTATATTGTCCAGTTGATGTGCCATCATTAAGAG